GAACAACAAATCCAATAGCAAAACTTCACGTTTCTGGTGATGTAAGAGTTTCTGGTGTTGTGACAGCAACTTCTTTTAGTGGTGATGGTTCTCAACTGATTGGCATTTCTGCCAGTTCTTCTTCGCAGTGGGTTACAACAGCATCAGGTATTCATACACTTTCTAATGTTGGTATAGGAACCACAAATCCAACAAGTAGACTTCACGTTTCTGGTGATGTAATAGTTACTGGTATTGTAACTGCTACTACATTCGTAGGAGCACTGACTGGTACTGCATCATCAACCACTAATATACCAAACTTAACTGGTGCAATCACATCAGTTAATACCACAACATCATTAGGTTCTTTTACATCAGCACAATTAGCAACAGCACTTACTGATGAGACTGGTACTGGTAGTGTTGTACTTTCTGCATCTCCATCATTTACTGGGACGGTAGGTGCTGCTGCAATAACTGCAACTGGTGATATTGCAGCTGCAAACTTTAATTCCACATCAGACATCAGTCTCAAAGGAAATATCCAGACTATTGTAAACCCACTTGATAAAATTACTAAACTGAATGGGGTTACATTTAACTGGAAAGAAAATCAAAAACCTTCCATTGGTGTGATTGCACAAGAACTGGAAAAAGTACTTCCAGAACTTGTAACTCAAGGTGATGTAAAATCAGTCAACTATAATGGACTGATTGGTGTATTGATAGAGGCAGTGAAAGAGCAACAGAAACAAATTGAAGAACTTAGGGTAAATAATATTAAATTGGAATAAATATATACATGAGTAAATTTAAATTACATAAATCTCCAGAAGAAATTGCAAAGAAACATCGATTAAATGTTTCTTTAATAAATCACCAACTTGAAATGGGGATTCCAATTGAGCATGAGCATACTCAAAACAAAGAGTTAGCAACTTATATTGCACTTCAACATTTAGATGAAATCCCAGATTACTACACTCGTCTTAAAAAAATGGAAGCAGATGCTAAAAAAAATCATAAAAAATTTACTGATGTGAAAGAAGATTTACGTAATTGGTTTTCAAAAGATCATCCAGAAGGAAATTGGAGAAGATATAATACTAAAGGTAAAGCAATTGGTCCTTGTGCTCGTGAACCAGGAGAACCAAAACCAAAATGCTTATCAAATGAAAAAGCAGCAAAAATGACTCAAAATCAAATAGCATCTGCAGTAAAAAGAAAGAGAAGGGAAGATCCAGTAGCAGATCGTTCGGGTAAAGGAGGAAAACCAATCATGTCTTCAAATGAGAATTTCCAATTTCAAAATGTTGTAGAAGAAAAATGTGGTAAAGGAATGTATTGGTGTAATACAAATAAAGAATGTAAACCACTTCCAACTGGATTTAATGTTCCAGGACAAAAAATAAAACCAACAGAAGTGGGTATTGGTAAACCAGTGGAAGGTGCATGTAATCATACAAAGAAAGGAAAAACTTGCCCTGTACACGGAAATGAGGATTGTTCAATGAAAGAATCAAAAGATCACGAGTATTCTATGGCTCGTTCTGAGTTATCAACTATCATGAATGCAGCAAAAAGATTGCAAACAAAAATGAGTAAAGGTGAGGGAAATGTTGAGGCATGGGTGCAATCAAAAATAACTAAAGCAGCAGATTATCTTGATAGTGCTGCAGATTATGTTGATAGTGGTGAAATGGATGAGGCATGTTGGGTTGGATTAAAAAAGAAAGGAAAGAAAATGGTGCCAAATTGTGTTCCAGAAGAATTGAGTTTTAAAGTAGGAAAACCATCAAGAGGTGTTGGTGCATTAACTCCAGATGCAGCTAAGCAATTAGGAACAAAAGCAACTGAATTGCAAAAGAAAAGAGCAGCAGAAGTAGATCTTCCACCAGTAAAAAAAGAAGAATATACTGGTATTGTTTCTAAAATTTTAGAGCAACTTGATGGGGAAGAAAAATTAAATTATTTAGAAGAAAAAAATAAACCCACCAACCCATCTTTGTGGTCAAAAGCAAAATCTCTTGCAAAACAAAAATTTGATGTATATCCAAGTGCTTATGCAAATGGATGGGCTTCTAAATGGTATAAATCAAAGGGAGGTGGATGGAAATCTGTAAGTGGAGAAACTATTGAAGAATCTACTTATATGCCATCTAGAAATGGACAAGTAATTTCTGTTTTGGTTTCCTGGAGAGGTCTTTCTTATATGATTAAAATGTTTTTTCCACAACCAAGAATTCCAAACAGAAGAGAAGTCAGTGATCAAATTGAGAAAGTTTACCCAGGTGGTAAAGTATTGATGTTTAAAGTTTCAACAATTCAACCAGGAGAGCCAATTGTTCAAGTAACAGAAGAAACTATAGAAGAAGTTGCAGCATGGCAAAAAAAAGAGGGAAAAAATCCTGAAGGTGGACTTAATGAAAAAGGTCGAAAATCTTACGAAACAGAAAACCCAGGAAGTAATTTACAAGCACCACAACCACAAGGAGGACCTCGTCAAAGATCTTTCTGTGCTCGTATGGGAGGAATGCCTGGTCCTATGAAAGATGAAAAGGGAAGACCAACCAGAAAAGCATTAGCATTAAGAAAGTGGAATTGTTAATTTAGTATGAGTGATAACATTTATCTTGGTAATCCAAATCTAAAAAAAGCAAATACTCCAATTGAGTTTACTCAAGAAAATATTGAGGAGTTTATGAAATGTAAAGAAGATCCTGTATATTTTTCAAAAAATTATATTAAAATTGTTTCACTTGACGAAGGATTGGTTAATTTTAAACCATATAAATTTCAAGAAAAATTAATTCGAAATTTTCATAATCATAGATTTAATATTTGTAAGATGCCTCGTCAAACGGGGAAAAGTACTACTGTAGTTTCATATCTTCTTCATTATGCCGTTTTTAACGATAATATTAACATAGCAATTCTTGCAAACAAATCATCTACAGCAAAAGATCTTTTAGGAAGATTACAACTTGCATATGAAAATCTTCCAAGATGGATGCAGCAAGGAATTCTTTCTTGGAATAAACAATCATTAGAATTGGAAAACGGATCAAAAATTGTTGCTTCATCCACATCAGCATCAGCAGTTCGTGGTGGATCTTATAATATCATATTTTTGGATGAATTTGCTTTTATTCCAAACAATATTGCAGATCAATTTTTTGCATCTGTATATCCAACAATTTCTTCGGGTAAAAGCACAAAGGTTATTATAGTTTCAACTCCACATGGTATGAATCATTTCTACCGTATGTGGCATGATGCAGAAAGAAAGCGTAATGAATATGTTCCAGTTGAAGTGCATTGGTCTGAGGTGCCGGGAAGGGATCAGAAATGGAAAGAACAAACAATTGCTAACACAAGCGAACAGCAATTTAAGGTTGAGTTTGAATGTTTGGGAGGTGAAACTAAGATAGAAATACTTGATAGTAAAGGTAATTCTCAAAATATTACTATGGAAAAACTCTATCATAGAATGTGAGTTTTTTGGATTATAAATATTAATAAAAATGTATTATATCTACACACTGAAAGATTTAAACAATACTGTCAAATATGTTGGACAAACTAAAGATCCAACTACTAGAAAAAGAAATCATAAAAATAATAAACCTCAACATATTTTTGAAGTTATAGAAGAAACAAATATTATGAAAGAAGCAAAAAATTTGGAAATTGGTTATATAAAAAAATTTGATACTTATCAAAATGGATGGAATAAATCTACCGGTGGTGAGGGTTTTGATAATTATAAAAGAAAAGGAATAGGTGGTGTAGATAAAGGAAATATTCCTTGGAATAAAGGTATTAAAAATTGTTTCTCTCAAGAAACAATAGAAAAAATGAAAAAAAATAGAAAGGGTAGAGTTTTTAGTAGAAAAATTACTAATGATCAAATAATAGAAATACGAAATCTATATGAAATAAAGCCAAATTTGCCATCGGAAGGATTAATTATGAAAAATGGAAAAAAAATGTCATATGTTCAAGCATTTTGTAAAGAATATTCCGATAGTTATAATTTAACATCACAAGGACTTAAAAGAATAGTTTTAAAGGAGTGTTGGAAAAATGTTTAAACTTAATAAAGATCTATTAATAAAAACTCCTACTGGATTTAAAACTTTTTCTGGAATCCAGAAAATATATAAACCTTTCTATCATTGGATAATTTTTGATGACGAAACAGAAATAAAATGCTCAGAAAATCATTCATTTGGTAGTGAAAAAATAAAAGCATCTAATATTAAAGTAGATGATTTTCTGCAGGGGAAGAAGGTTGTATATAATGAAATAGTAGAGGAGGAAATATACCTTTACGATTTATTAGATGTTGGAGAAGATAATTTATATTATTCAAACAATATAATATCACACAACTGTGAATTTTTAGGGTCAGTTGATACTTTAATTAGTGTTTCAAAATTAAAAACTTTAATATATGAAGATCCAATTAAAAGTAATAAAGGTTTATCAGTATACAAAGAACCAACAGAAGACTCCAGTTATTTAATTACCGTTGATGTTGCAAGAGGAATTGGTCAAGATTACTCAGCATTTATTATTTACGATATATCAAATATTCCATATCAAGTTGTCGCAACATATAAAAATAATGAAATAAAACCAATGCTATTTCCAAATATTATACATGAATTAGCAAAATCATATAATATGGCATATATTTTAGCAGAGGTTAATGATATTGGAGATCAAGTTGCTTCAATTTTACATTATGACCTCGAATATGAAAATGTTTTAATGTGCTCGATGCGTGGAAGAGCTGGACAAATTGTTGGATCTGGATTTAGTGGAAAAAGATCTCAACTTGGAGTAAGAATGACTAAGGCAGTCAAAAAACTTGGGTGCTCCAATTTAAAAGCTTTGATTGAGGATGATAAACTTCTTACAAGTGATTATAATATTATCAGCGAATTGACAACATTTATTCAAAAAAACCAATCATTTGAAGCAGAGGAAGGTTGTAATGATGATTTAGCAATGTGTTTGGTTATCTTTTCTTGGTTAGTTGCACAAGATTATTTTAAAGAAATGACTGATAATGACGTTCGTAAAAGAATTTATGAGGAGCAAAAAACTCAAATTGAGCAAGACATGGCTCCATTTGGATTCATTGTTGATGGGTTAGATGATACTAGTTTTGTAGATCAAGATGGAGATAGATGGCATTTAGATGAATATGGAGATAGTTCTTTCATGTGGGACTATAGTTAAAAACCAGTTAATTATAAATATTTTTAGATAAAATATGAGACTTCTTAGGAGAAGAATATGGCAGTAGCTCTTGTTTCACCTGGAATATTAGTAAGAGAAGTTGATCTTACCGTAGGTAGAGCGGATAATTTTGGAGTTAGTGCTGGCGCAATTGCTGGTCCATTTCAACAAGGACCTGTAGATTTTCCAGTAACAATTACTAATGAGCAAGATTTGCTCTCAGTATTCGGTAAACCAATTTCATCTGATAATCAATATGAATATTGGTTAAGTGCTTCATCTTTTCTTTCCTACACTGGGATTCTTCAAGTTGTAAGAACTGATGGTAGCACATTAAATAACGCAAACGTTGGAGTTGGAATTGCAAGCACAACTTCAGCAAAGATTAAAAATTATGATGACTATCAGCAAAATTACGAGTCTGCTACAAATTTTTATTATGCAGCAAAAAATCCTGGAACTTGGGCAAATGGTTTAAAACTTTGCTATATCGATGATTTTGCAGATCAAACTTTGGGAATTAATACTACCAATCCTGCAAATATTGGAGTTTTGGTTGGAAATGGTGTGACAACCAATTTAACTAATGTAGTTATTGCTGGAACAGGATCTACCTCATTGTTTACTGGATACTTGAAGGGAATTATTACTGGTGTTAGTACAGATTCTTCTAGTGGAAACAGTAGTTTTTCTGTAAAAGTTGTTTCGAGAGTTTCATCTGGTGGAACAGAAACTGCAGTTTATTATAAGCAAGGAAGTGACTATGAATTTAAAACAACAAGAACTGCAAGTTTTGTGCAGTCAACTACTGGAATCGTAACATATTCTGCGGCAACTCTCACATCAGCAAATGATTGGTATGGAGATCAAACTTTAGGATTGACAAATAGTGTTGTTTATTGGAAATCAATATTAGATAAACCTACCACAAACAAATATGTTTCGGATAGAAGTGGTAATGGTGATGCTTTACATGTAGTTATAGTTGATGATACTGGAGTAGTAACTGGTATTCAGGGAAATATTCTTGAAAGACATGCCAATTTATCAAAAGCTTCAGATACAATTTCATCTGCTAATGCTCCAGAAATTGTTTACTATAAAGATTATCTTGCTCTAAATTCTGCATATGTATTTGCTGGATATAGTCCGTCAAACGCAAATGATGCAATTCAAGGAACTTTCCCAAGAGCAGTAGGTTTCTCGGCAGGATATACTCCAATAACAACTTCTCAAGGTCTCTGGGGAGGATTAGCACAAAATACTACATTTACAGCAATTGGAAATAAAACATATAACCTTGGTGGTGGCGTAAATTATAATGCTTCTAATGGATACACTGCGGCATTATCAAATTTAATTACCTCATATGATCTTTTCAACAACCCAGAAGATATTGATGTTGATGTTTTAATTAATGGTCCCGGTTTAGCATCTAAAGAGGATTCTC